GAAGTAGTAGATGTGCCTGTATCATATAAAAGTATTTGATAATCTGCAAAACTATCAAATCCTGCACTTGTTGCTATATTATTTCCAATGTGTAAAGGACTATCGGGGTTTGTGACTCCTATACCGACTGAGCCAGTAGTTGTTAATGATGGACCACTTGCAGTTTGTATTACAACACTACCTCTTGAATTAGGGTCTTCATCATCAACATATAAAGCATATCTTCCTGCTGCTCTTGCTTGGTCAGCATTTATCATTAGTCCATGTTGTGTGCTTCCTGATGTGTCTATTTCAAAAACATTTGTTGTATCTCCACCATTTGGTCCAACCTTAATTAAACCTGATGAATTTATTCTAAATCTTTCTGCATCATTAGTTCTAATAATAAAATCACCATCATCGGCATTACCAATTTGAACTCTATTTAAATCGTCATTGTATAAATCAATAAAAGTATATGAGTTGTCAGTATTGAATCTTGCTACAACATTTGATGATGTGGTTGCATCTACATGAAGTTTATTTTGAGGCGATGTGACTCCTATACCGACTCTTTGATTACTACCATCTATAGAAAGTATGGAAGTTCCACCACCTTCTTTAAAGTTTAAGAAATTAGAATTATTTTCACACACTAAACTAAAAGCATGAGAGCCAGTATCTTGTAATTTTATAGTTGCACCTGAAGATGAAGCCACTACTAAATTAGCATCAGGTGATGTGGTTCCTATACCGACATTATTAGGTGGTGTTAAGTTTAAGTGTCCTGTGCTACCCTCTAATTTTATATAATCAGTAACTCCACCACTTCCATCATCACATTTAAACTTAATATCTTTATCATCTGCATTATTTCTAAAAACTAAATCACCAGTTCCATTAATTATATCACTATTACTGCCATCGTGAACTAAATATAAATCGCCTGAACTTCCAACTTGTATCTTTACATCATCATCTGCTCTTAAATCTTTTTGTAGTGTTGTTTTGGTAGCACTACCATCTAATGTTAGATAGGTTGCAATACCACCTGAACCATCATCACATCTAAATAAAATATCAGCATCTGCAGTATCTTGTCTTATAGTTAAATCTCCAGTTCCATCTGCTTTTATAATACTATTGTTTCCATCGTGGACTATCTTTAAATCATCAGAATTTCCAAAATAAGCTTGAACACTATCTTTATGTCTTGTTGCTTTATCAAATACTGTTCTTACTATACTACCATCTAATGTCATATAGGTAACAGTTCCACCACTACCATCGTCAGTTTGTAAGAGAATATCTTTGTCTTCTATATCATTTCTTATTATTAGATTTCCAGTTCCCTCTTGTCTTATATAAGAATTGTTACCATCGTGATATATTCTCATATCATCACTTGTTCCAAATTTTAGAGCAACACTATCTTGGAACTCCATATTTTGGTCAATTTTAATTCTTGTGCTACTACCATCTAATGTTAAGTAAGTAGCATTACCACCACTACCATCATCGGCTCTAAATATAATATCCCCATCATTTGTTTGGTTCTGAATATAGAAATCACCAGTATTGTTACTGATATATCCATTTGTGCTGTGTTCTACGTGTAAAGCGTCTGATGCAAACACTAATCGTTGTCCAGAGTTAGGTAGTTTTAAGTAACTTCCATCAAAAGTAAGATTAGATTCTCCACTAATAGTAGTACTACCACTTGCAGTTAGCACGTTGTTATTAGTCATTCCAGTAACGCTTGTGATCGTACCAGAACTACCACTAACTTCACGCATAGTTCCGTTATCATTAATCCATAACGTATTATTTGTGTAATCCCAAGCTAGTTCATAAGGCCAAACACCGTTTGACCCATCGGAACCTGCTACGGGTGTACCATCACCACGTTTTATTTTTAAACCATTAGCCATTATTAGTTAGCGTATGTGCCTAAATCCCAAGCAACATTTGTAAGAGTAGAATTATCTATATTAGCTACTAAAGCACCTTTTGTAAATCCAGTCATATTACCTGTACTAGATGCAGTAGCAGTAGTAGTACCTAAAGTAAACTTGTCTGCACTTTCATCCCAAAAGAATGTTGCATTATTACCTGTAGAACCACGTTCTATAATAATACCGCAATCATGTGCATTACTTCCTGCTCCACTATTTAATTCCATTAATGGATCACTTACTGTGGTATTAGTACTGTTTACTGTAGTTGTTGTACCACTTACTGTAAGACTACCACTAACTGTTAAATCTTGTGCAATAGTAATACTATTAGCCAATTTAGCTCCAGTAACTGCATCGTTTGCAATATGTGCTGTATCAATAGAACCATTTACATACTGGTCACTATCTACTGAATTAGCTGACATGTGTGCTAAATCTATAGCTCCTGCTGCTATTTGATCACTGTCTGCTGCATCGTCTGCTAACTTAGCATTTGTAACTGCATTAGCAGCTAATTCTTCTGTTGCTACTCCAAGATCTTTAATCTGTACTGCACCGCTATTAACTACAAAATTATTTGTAGAAAATGATGCCTTACCTTTAACAGTTGATGTTGCGACAGGAGTACTAACTTCTAAATCTGTTACCGTTACCGTACTACTTCCTGTTTGTTTTCCAATATATAGTTTACCGCTTGCATTGTCATAAGCTAGCTCACCGTACAATAACGAAGCTGGAGCTCCTGCACTGGCACCATATAAACTTTTTTTAATCTGTAATGTATTTGCCATTTATTTCTCCTCTATGGTTGATAGCTACCGCCATCTATTGTTTCAGTGTCTAGTACAACTCCACTAGCTACACTTATTGTTGTTTGTCCACCAGACTCTGAAGTCTGTATTCCTGTACCCGCTTGTATATCTGATGAAAAATTATCTGCTTCAGTTATAATTACATCTGAAGTACCGTTATCTATTTTTAATTTATTTCCATCGTAAAAAACTAATTTTTTATATACATCTTTAATTTTGTTTGGTCCTGTTAATGTTCCACCCATTATGTTGTCACTCCTATATCTTCATATGTTGGTTCAATTACATCTACTACATCGCTATAACTAGCATCGCCAGGTATAGAAACATTGTTAAAAGAATATACATTTCTTGTTACATCTGTATAAATACTACTACTTGGATCTGTTATATTTATTAAGGTAACATCTAATGGTATTGATGTGTCTACAAAATTACCATCAGTGTTATCATTAAAGTGTTGTATTAAAGAATCAAACGATACATTAATATCACTAAACGCAGCTAAGCCAAAGTTTCCTTTTTTCCAAGTATTAGCCATTATTTTTTCCTATTAACAATTTTTTTTATTTTACCATTAACAGTTCTTGCGAATGTATGTGTTTTAGTCTTACGTATAAATGTACCAAAGTGACGTTTACCTCCCCACATCCAGCTTACTTTCTTAGCCATACCTTATCCTCCTACCATTTAACTTTGTTAGCCCAGTATGCTGCAGAACATTTACCCTTAGCTATGTTCTTTGCATGTCTTGCTTTAAAACTTTTACGTCTCGCCTTAGACTTAGCATCTGTTTTTTTACCAGCAGTGCTAACTCCTTGTTGCCCAAATCTAATTACTTTACCATTAGGGCATCCAGCACCTTTAGCTACAACTACATGTGACTTAGTCTTATGATTAGGAGTTCTTTTAGGTTTGTTATAACCGCTTACCCCCACTCTTTTTAATCTTGAATCTACTTTTTTAGCCACAGTTAATAACTAGTTGGTTTAATTGTTCTCATTCCAGACACTCTACCTCTATTAGTAAACGCCTTTCCTTCTTTAATTCCTTTTTCAAATTTACGTTCAAAGTATGGTGCCATCTGTATCATATCAGGTTTTGTTTCATAACCTAACTGAATAGCTTTGTCTACTAAATATTGATGAAACTGTGTAGGCAATTCACTTTGTTCTGTCATAGCACTAGTATCTGCATCGAGTGTATTAAAATGATCTGCTTTCTTATGATAAAATAATGTAATAGTAAGTGCTTTATCTACTGAAACAAATCTATTTTTTACACTTCTTAAAGGGTCGTATAAAGCAATACCGATTGAGTCACGTTCAAACCAATACACATGTTGTTTTGTAGTTCTTGTAAATACTCTATTGTAATTTGGCATTATGTTAAATCCCTATATTCTGGTCTACCCATTAATCTTTTAATATCTTTTACATTACCTTCTTCATCTTGTAAGTCTACTGATTTAACTTCTAATATAGACTCTTTTAACCCGTAATATCTTTGATTAGCAACAGTATTGAACTGCGTAGCTTCATCTAATATTAAAGTTCTAGAGCAAAACTCGTCAGATGCTTCGTTTAATAAATGTACAATTTCATTTGTACCAAGATCTGGGTGATGCCTTTTAACCATATCAACCATTTGTTGTAGCTTCATCTTGCACTCCTTGAATTTGTGGTGGCATATATTGTGTTATAAATGTTAATAAATCATTTATTACTAACTGATATTGTTGAACATACCAATTATAATCTTGTACTACTTCTTGTACTGCTAATTGATATGTTTGCATTTCTTCGTTAACTTGCTGTCCATAAGACTCTATTTGAGATTGATAATTTTGCACTTCTAATGCTTCTTTTTGAGAACTAATTTCAGCTTGTTGAATTTTTTGTTGAAGATCTGTTTGATAAATTTGCAACTCTTTATTAAACTCATTAACTTCATCTTGTATGTCATTAGAATGTTTTTGCAAAGCTTGATTATGTTTTGTTAGTGCTATGTTTGCTAACTCTACATCTTCATTTGTTAAATAATCATCTACTCCTAAAGCCCCTGGTCCTGTATAATCAACTGTTAATGTTGTTTTTCCATATGATGGAGCAGTGCCTAAACTACCAACAGTAGTTGTCCCTACAGTGATAGCACTAGGAGGACTTACATCACCTGGAGTTAAAGCTCTTAACGTTGCATTTCTATTTACCATAAATAATCTCAATAATTCTTTTGATGCGTATAATACTACACCCCTATTTAACTCAGAAGGAAAATTAGATATAGTGCTTTCTCCATGTGCTACACTTAAATCTGGTGTTATATGTTTAACATCAGCTGTTTGATTAGCTGTAGGTTCTGGTATAACACTTAAAACATTATTAGCTACATAGTACTTAGGGTCTAATTTACTTGTATAATATATACTATTTACATCTTCGTATTGTCCTGCTTTAAATTCTGGCACCTCTAAACATTGCCTAGATTGACCACTAGAATCAGCATCTTTCCTAGTAACGCTGACTATATCTAAAACATTAGACATTGGTAACTGTGGAGATACATTATTTAATGTAGTAGATTGAGTTAATCTATTTCTCCATTGAGGAAAAGTCATTAATGCTTTTGTAATAAACTTTACACCTTCAACTAAATATAAATTAGTTTGAGTTGTTAAGTCAGGAGTATCTATGTCCCCTACTATAGCTTCTATTTCTGTTTTAAAACTCATCTATTTCATCCCTATTTTTTTAAGTACATCTTTCATTAATTCACCTCTTAAATTATGTGTACCTGCAGCTGCTTTTTTAGCTCTTCTTAATTGTCTTGCCTCTAATAATTTTTCAACTCTTTTGCTTTGTGCAAATTTTTGTGCAGCTTTAAATCCTTTATAAACTACCTTTGGTCCTCTTATACCTGGTAAAGCAAGCGTAGCTACTTGTGCTACACCTTTAACTACTTTAAAAGTTACATCCACACCTTTTTTAAAATTTCTTCTAGTTCTATTGCCTTTTACCATAGTTCTCCTTAAAGCGGGGGAGTATATTGCAACTCCCCCAAGTTACTTAACTAAACTGTAACACGGTGTGTGTTTCAGGAAGTTGAATTTCTAGACCTGCTTCTGTAAGAATCATGTCTTTTCTTCCATCTACATCACGTGCTTGAACATTAGTAATAATTTGTGTATCTCTTGATACGCCATTACCAACTAACGGTCTATATGCTACGTTATTTAGATCA